CTCTTAAAGAGTCATCCGTTTGGCGGGTACCAACCCAAAGGGGAACACATCACAAGAAATCCTCCACGATCCTTCCGGCCGTGGCTTCATCCAAGTCTTGCTCTCCGAAGAGAGAAGCCATAAGCAGAGCAATGATGTCTGTGGACGTCATGGAATACTTCCAGTGGTAAAACCTTGTCATATCATCCCTGGAGCAAGTGTGTGTGACCGTATTTATGGCCGCGACAACACCCTTAACACCAAGGTCGAGAAAGGCACCTTTAGCATTCCAACCTAAACCGTCTAAAGAAACACCATCAGCAGGAACCAACTGCAAATAGCGTTCATAATAGCACCGAGAAATTGGTGGACAATGGCGGAACTCATAAGAGTAACTCAAAGCCTTGCCCGCCAAATAAGCACCGTCAGAGACGGCCTCATTTGAAGACGCGCGCGCATTGAACCTCGCCACTGCCTTACCAAACTTCGGCACCATGACAAAACCGTACGATGTCATGATGAAATTCTTGGAGAGAAAAGAACACTCGCTAAGATGAGAATTGACCACAACAGTAGCCAACATCCTAGCCAAGCGGCAAACATGTTCATACGCCCTACGAATGCACCTTAAGCGGGAAGCCCAAGGATTATCCAAACGCATAAGCATGTCGTCTCCCAACACAAGAACGTCACCTATGAAACCGTGACGGACGCAAAAAGCCCAAATTATTGACATGTTCCATAACGTATTACGAAACGTAGTTGACTGAGCGCCAGTGGGTAATTGATTTGTCACCCTAGCATACACACCAAACTTCCGCGAAGAAACAGCGAAAGAATTAGCATGCAGCATAAGGCTGGTTACCCACAACGGTGCTCCCAGACTACGTAACCAACGGATTTCAAGCAAATGAACATCACGGACCTGTGTCATGTCGTTAGAACTGAAATCAGATTCCAGAAAGACGCTTTCACTCGTCGCATGACGAGTGATGTAATCAGAAAGTTCTTGCGAACTCGCCTTATACGCGCCTTTGAAATTGACAGAATCTGAAGTATCAGACTGCGACATGAGACGAAACAAGCGTTGAGTACACGCTTGCATCACAGGCCCGAGAATAACATTATGCAAATCCGAAGATTGGTAAATGATACGCGGAGCCCAATTCTTGTCATGACGCTTACAAAGCGCCTCGACCTTAACAAAAATCTCCTTAGATGTAAACTGTTTCGAAGTTACCTCCGAAACAAGAGGAAACATCTTGAGATGTTTTGCCTGCTTAGCAGGTTTGAATTGAGCATTCCACTTATGGAACAATTCAGGGGTCCACTCAATGGGATCCATACCAATGCCGTTTGTGAAACGATCCAGTAACTTGATGCTTTGTGTAACAATGCTGCGATCAGCACGATCATCGCTGAAG